TTTTTTTTTTTTTTTTGCCAATAGGTGAAAGAAAGAAATTAAAGAAACCCAAAAAGGGAGTAATGATAAGAATTTAGAAAGGTTCGAAGAAAAATTAACTTCGCGTTATAGGCAAGATAAACGCAGGTCCAGAAGGGACTTCCTACATCTCCAAGTGGAGTTCGGGGACCAGAAGGGTCTTTTTGTGACTACATCTCCAGAAGGGAGTTCGTCAGCTCAAAGTGAGCGGCCTACATCTCCAGAAGGGAGTTCGGCGGTGATCAGTCTACATCTCTTTGAGTTCGACTGATTCACCCAGATGATAGGGTGGAGTTGGCGGTCTTCTTAATTTCGGGGACAGCGAGAGACATGTGACCGAAGAAATACAGGGCGGCCACAGACAGGATTATGAGTATCCTGGAATTCTGCAGCTTCACCCTGAAGTAGGTGTGGAGTGCCACGGCTTGAATGGCATACTCATAGATTGATGCTTGGGGAACAAGCATAACCCAGAACACGCTGGCCAGGGCAAGAGGGACACGAAGACGGGATGGAGAGTCAAGGACGGCAGGGGCGAATATAGCGAGGCCGAGGAACTTGACCTGGTTCTGGTGGACCCACAGTGCTAGGGAATTTGTGGCCGATTTCTCGGACACCCATTTCCCAACGACTCCGGATGAGAAGTCGTTCACATGAGTGAACACCAGGGCCGCCACCAGAACCAGAGTGAGGAGCACAAGAGGCTGATTTAGACCAGCAACAAATGTGGAGGAGACATCGGAAAAGACCTTGTTCAGGTCAAATCCGGAGTCCCGGGGGCTAGAAGGTTTCGCCTTCTTGGCAACCACAACCCGGGCAGGCGGTGGGGCAAGACGGACAGGGGCAAGACGAGCGACAGTCGAGTTCTTTTTGGCACGGAGGGCAGACATAATTGTTATTTGTATGGAAGAATTCTTCTAGATTACGAGACACAGCTGAAGCGATCCGCAGAGCGAGATACAACATTAAGAATCCGCGTTCATAGTGGAACATCAACGACACAAACAACAAAATGTTCAACATTTTCAATTTATGACAGTCTTCAGATAGATTCTGAGAAGATAAATAGAGACTGTAGGGAAAACTGAAAGGAGAACATCCCGTGTGAACACATAAGTGACACATGCGAGAAAGAAAGAAGTGTAAAACAACTCTCCGTAAGGAATGAGAGTTGTGATAAGTGACAAGAGCTCACCGATTATCGCAACAAGTATAGATGCGATTTTTTCGGCAACAACAAGGAAAAATTCAAGCAAATACTCGATTTCATCTCTAAAGAAGTTAGAGATCTTCTTGAGTATATGTTCAATGGGAGACTGATACTTGGAAACAATTGGAAAACACTCACTGTCCTCAAAAGGGACAACCTGAGTGGCTTTCACTATGTAAATCGGTTCAGGATCCTCATACGAACTATAAGTCACCATGTAACTTCTCCCCACTTTATCAATGATATGGGTGGGGAGTTTACCGGAGTTGGAAGTTGTATAATGATCCGCGCCGATCACCTTGTTGTTGGTCGATGCGTATGCACCTTGAGAAAAGGGAGCACCGTCGAACTGAACAGGGAAGTTGTACTTGAAAAGGAGCCCAGTAAATGACTCGTAAAAAGTGGGCCTGCAATCATTCTTGTCAAAGAGAACTCGACGGAGGCAGAGAGAATCCCCATCTGAATGAATTTCAACGTTGGGAGGGAGTGCAGTTGAGTTACGGAATGTCTCAGAGCAAAACTTGGGAACGATTCCGTAACCATCCGGTCCCCTCACAACGTAGAACCATTCAAAGAAGGAAACGGGTTGGAAATTCGTAAAATTTGACACTTTTCCAAATTCAAAACTGATAGGACGACCGAACGAGAAGGTCTGTGGGATGAAATCGACTGTGAAAAACTCCAATCGAGGAGTATCAACAACAGGGTGGACTCCATGACACAAGACGATCTCCTGACCCAACCAATTCTTGTTAATTTTTGAAACGAGGGGTGTAGAACAATGAGCTGGTAGTTCACAATTGGCGAACAACCAGTCATTGGTGCGGTAAATGGACATGCACTCCTTTTCGAAGGAGTAAGGGGTCACATCATACTCTCCAACAAAATGCGACCGAGGTTTTATCTTGCTGTAGAGTATGAGACGCTCCCTTGTGTTCTGCAGTTGGGCGGTAACGTCCTTAACAAAAACAGCAGAACGGACGAACGGAACAACCGAAATGATCAAAATCATAAGCAACATGTTGGATAATTTTATGACAAAGACGGTATAGATTAGAATTCCCGACTGAACACCACCGATTCGTCAATTCTGTCACCGACTTCCGAGTAGAACAACTTCGAAAAGTTGTCTCGGGATGTCATGTCAGACAGAGAAGACAGAAATTCGGTGTGGTCGGTGACAATACCATAGCGTTCTTTGAGAGCCTTCGCGACGGCCATGCAAATATAATAGTTGGAGTAGTTGCGAGTGGTGTCGATGAAGGAGATTCGATATTCCTCAACATGAGCCTGATTGACCAGGTCGTGCCTACCTAGCTTGGTCATGAACTTGACCGGACAAGGAGTGAAAGTCCATCTATCATTGACTACCAGCAAGAATTTCGAGCAAAAGTAAGAATACTCGAACTCGAAAAACTTAATCTCAAGGTTGAATGTGAGACCGAAATGCTGGGAATCTTGATAACGTTTCATACCGTAACCGTACAGAAGAGAATCATCCCCTGAAAAAACAGCGAGTTCAAGTTTCGAAACAGGGATCAAGTGACACACGACAGCCATGAGGAACAGAGTGTTCCCGATGAAAGTGGACGCGTCACCAGACTTGCGCTGATAAGGGATCAAGGCTTTGAGTTTCGTGGTCTTGTCGTAAATTTCAGTAAGGACATGAGCATTGAACCACAATTCTATTATATCGTCGGAGACTCCAAAATACCTCATCAACTTGCACTCGAATTCCAAAGCAAGCTCACGTTGACTCTTGTCATACTTGCTGATGTCAATTTCGAGCTTCTCCAGGAATGGCGAAAGTTGAGAGGGGGGGACGTCTCTGTTCATGACGTCTTCAAAATCTTCCGCAGACATGTCGCAGAAGATCTTGACGTGGGGTTTCAGACTGTAGGTGATTCGACGCTTGAGTTCACGGAAGACTGAACAAAACATAGCGTTGATTGGTTTCTCGTGGTAGACGATCGTCTGCAGGGCCAGGTAAGAATTGGCAGCATCAATTGTGAGGTTCGGTTTCGGTTTACGTTTGATTGAGAAAGTGTAAGAGTTGATAGCGGTACAATGGAGTGCGAAGTCAGGGACTATCATGTTTCGGACAGGGGTGGGTTGCCCCGACAACCATTCCCCGATGGAATTCAAGGAAATCGTGACGGGTTGTGTACGATGGAAGTCCAGCAGCTGAGAATCGAAGCACTCTCGGACGAGTGACTCGAGCATCGCAGAGCTAGTGGAATCGTAGTCGACAACTCCATTCATGAACGGAACATTACGGTTTCGCTTTTCAAGAGCCAGGGTGAGTTCACGCATGTTGTAGTCACGCATATGAGGCATGGGAGTCTTCAGAAGGGGTCTCATACAATCGAATTGTCTGTTGAGTTGCACACAACCGACGGGGGCGAAGGATACGTCGCCGATTTCGATGTTGAGATCACCGTTCCTGACATCCCATCCATCATATGATTGATCCACATAGGCACATTCACCGAAAAAGGAATTGACGAATGACTGGGCGGACTCGACGGAGAAGTCACGCTGGATCTTGAACACTGGGATATACTCAGAAATCTCGAAACCGATAGAGTCAAACTTCGAATTTGGCAAATCACAGATTCCGTTTTTCGTCATGAGATCAAACACTTCCGACGGCACGTCGTACTGATTGATCACGGAACACAAGAAACTCTTCGCTCGGACGTGCTTGTACATCGCATAACCGAGAGAGGCACGGTCGACGTCCTTCTCGACCTCTCCGGAGACATAAAGCCTAGAAACACCAAATTCAACCAGCATCAGAGATAGCTTGCGCAGGTTCCGTGTGAGGGTCGAAAGATTGTGCTTCTGAGCGTGAGACTCGGATGAGACGACGAAGAAATTCAGGTGACCGTTCGAATGAGACACGCAAACGTCACTGTTCATGACGAGGGGCTTGTGCTTGCAGTCGGGTTTTCGACCGAAACGGGGAACAAAGTACAGTTTCGTGTCCTGGATTCGCGATATATGCGAGGACACCACTGACATCGTGGAAAGAGAGCTCACAGGGTGATCGTTAGCAATTCTGAAAACTTCCACAGCGGCACCTCCCGCACTCACATAAAGACACTTGCGATTCTCGTCCTCGGATAGGGCTAGATGGGTGGTGATCCCATCTACCTTGATCAATTTGGACAAGGCGTCAGAAGTGACGCGAGTGTAGTAGGTCAATGACTCAGTGTGTCGAGTGAGTGCGACAAGCGCATAGCTGAATCTGTGGAAGATTTCAGTTTGAGGGAACGGGTTCAATCTGACCACACGAATGTGTTTAGCTTCTTTCCCTTGAAACTCGTGTACGGTGGACACCTTAAGTTTCATGGTGAGCAGTTTCGTTTTTTCAGGTTGAGTGAAGACGAGGTACTGCACGTCATGGTCCTTAGGGAAGTTGTCGTTAGACAACCGGACGAGTTTGCACGTGTTAGCAGCGTACTTGGTGGACAGGAGACCGTAATTGACTCCGTTCGGAATGTTACACTCCAAGTACTTAGAATTCAGACGGGCGACAACGTCAGACGGGCAACGATAGGATACGTAAAGGGTTTCGATCACAGGTACGAACATCGATAGTCTGTTACACTTGGTGCGGAACTCCGGGGTGCGGTTGACAAAAGGGATTTGCAACATATCACCCAGGAGTTTCACTTCCTTGGCACCGGACAGGGCGATTGCGAAAAAGATCTGACCAGGATGAGACATGAGAGCCTCATCAATGACAAGGGTAGGACTTCTCACGTTTTTCCCGGTGTTGACGAGGAAACTAGCAAGGGTCCGTATGTGCACCAGCTGTTGCTTGGAGTACTTGCGACCGTATTTCTTTTCAAGACGACTGATGAAGTCCTCTTTTCCTTCTATCGTTGCGAGCAAGACGTTAGTCGGTTCGGGCATGTGTGGGGGAACAGTGTTATTCACGACGAAAGTGGTCTTTCCGCAGCCGGGACCAGCCTGAACGATCCCTGAACCGTTCGGGATCTCGAACGAGTCAATATCAATTGACTTATAAGTGGATATCAGTTCCTGTTCGAGAGCAATTTCACAGTATTCAGAGACCAGATAGTGGTCACCGGGCGAAAGGATGTTGTTCATTTCCTTGGTAGGGTGGAAGGCACCTCTAAAGAAGAATTTGTTAAATTTCCTGTCACCGACAGGATTGCCGAAGCGGACCCGTACCTGGTTTGGGTTGGAGTAAACCATGTACGAGTACGCTCCGTTCTCCTGCTCGGTGAAAGTGGATGCCAGCGGCATACTGTCAATTCTTCTGAGCACTCTGTCGTGATTGGACACTTGAGACGCTAAAGTGAACTTGGTGAGCTCCAAACACTCCTTCATCGCATCCCGGTAGGTTACTGGACTTTCGACAACGGCAGGAGTCGCGGCTGCAACTTCTTCCGGTTCGTCGGAGACAGGGACGCAGCCGGAACGGAGTTCGAAGGAGGGTTTGGAGTGATTGATGAGAGGGGCGACAATTGTAATACCGGTCGGGCGAGTCTGACCCATTTCAGTGAAAGAACCGTCATCCTCAGTACTGACGAGGAAAGGATCGGGTTTCTCGGGAGCGGTTTCACCGCGACTGAACAACCCGAAATAAGAGGAGACGGACTCAGCGACGGGATCGAAGATTTCGACCGCTTCCTCCGCACAACCTTCTTCGGCGACGACGACGACATCGTCCTCGTCGAGGTCTTCGACGGCAGTGGAGAAAGATTCAACCGAAATGGTGTCAACGTCGACATACCGATAATTACGCAGTTCAAACTCGAAATCGCGCGACACGCTGTTTACATCGGAGTAAATCCGTTGGAAGGTGCGACGAACCGCGCTGACTATTCCACCCGCGCTGACACGCACGGGCAGGCACAGCACGTTGCGGTAGCCTTCGATTTTTTCCTCGGGGAACCTGTTAACGTGTTCGTTGCGCTCACCTGCTGTATCGAATGCCCTCCTGTATTCACGCAGTCCTTTGACAATGTAATCATCGAAGTATTTCTGAGCGTGACACATGTTGTGATAAAAGGACTTGGGAACAGGAAAGTGACTGGCGAGCAACTGGGAATGCGCAAGACCAGGAACGGTGTCCTCGAGCAGAAAATCTCTGCAAATAACATGCAGTTCTGTAGAAGCGGAACGGCTGGTTTCGAGTTTGACGATCTCAAACCGAGAGAAATTCCTGGACAGGAAATAAAGATTCTTCAACATTCTGTTAGACAACAGATCGACAACCTTGAAATAAGCGTCACCCCCTTTTCGAAGGGTGACGGTCATACACAAGATTTCCCACGATATCAGTTCGGACATGTGATCCACGTCAACATTGTCACTCTGTGGATCAGTGGTGGCGGCGTCACCTCCAAAGAAGCAAACACCGGCAGGGTACAAGGCGCGTACATCATCCCTAAAAGAAAGGATGTTCTGGATTTTCATGATGTCACCATCGTACGTTTGACCAAGCAACTGAGTGAACAAGTGATTGCGGACGACCGGCGAAAAATCGATCAGGTCGGTCTTGGTGACTCCGAAGGTCCGGATCCCTTTTTCACAAAGGAATTGGACTTCACCACCGGGACCACCTATGGAAACGGCCGAAAAGTGTTCGGAGGTGAAGTACCTGGCGAACATCTCGGCCGTTTTCAGTCCTGAACGACAAACGTAGTTGCCGTCCCCCAACTCACTGAGAGGACAGTAATTACGCTTGGCTAGCGCCAGTCGTTTGTTGTACTGAGCCCGACTGTATTGGGACCTGAGGTTGAAGAAGCTCTCGAACTGGAGGTCTCTGGCTTGAGATGAGTAGACAAATTCTTCGACGTTATTCACAAGAGTGTAGGTGGGAATAGAGTCGAAGTTGTGGGAGGGTTTAAGGTAAGAACAGTGATCGTTTTCAATCAAGAAGTGTCTGTAAGGCACACTACCGAAAATCTTATTCTGACCGTTGATGTGAATGCAAACTCCTTGCTGGAATTCGAGGGAGAAGAGGATAAAAGTATCCAGATCACCGAAACCAGTTCTGGAACCGTCGAAACACCCCAACAGTCTCTTCTGATGAACGGAATTGCGCAGGTTGTTCAAGTAGGAGCTGTTGAGCAAGTGATTTCTAAGATTTCGAGGGGTCATGTCCTTGCAGACACCTGAGTCGATCATCGATTGGAACACACAGTCACCGTTCGAGTTATTTGGGACAGGTTCGAGATCAGAACTGCAGTTGTGCAAGGTGTATGACGATGAATCATACAAGGTTTCGGTGATTTTCACGTTCTCGAGACACTCAACAACGGCGTCACGGACGGTTTCGGGGTCGATAAACTCGGAAAGAGGGTTATCAGACACGAATCCTCGATCACACGGCACATCGGCTAGAGTGAGACAGTCGAGTTCTTCTTCGACAGTCAGGAAGTTGCACATTTTTTCAATGACGATCTTGAAACGTCTTTCGACAGATACACAGTCGCGGATGACACCGACAACCTTCTTCAAGCGACTGGTGGCCGGATCATCTTCTGCAGACAGTTTCTCTTCGAATGTGGACATTTCACTGGTGAGATCGCTCATCTTCTTCCTGAATTTCTGAACGCGATTGTTCCATGGCAAACGGTTTTTGACGCGGAACATCCTCGAGAAGAATCCAGAATCGGATTCATCCCGAACACGTTTCTCGTCGTCAACCATGGCCGACATTGTCTTAGATGACTCGTAGTTCGAGATATAAGTGATCACGAACACGGTGACGGCAAGCATCTTCAACGCGGAGGGTTCAATTGGGTCGACAACTCCGATACTCTGTCCAGAAATCACCTCTCTGGTATTGAAACTTGTACCAGCAATCAAGATGTTTTTGACGGTGAACTTGGACTCAGGGAGCGTATCGGCGAAAGAACACATCTTGTAAAAGAGCTTGCGAGGGACTATCAACCTGACGGGGCGCATGCGACTGAACACAGAAGCAGAAAAGTTTCCGGGGTTGATCGTGTCCCAATGCCAGGAGTATACGAGCATCTTATCCGAGAGTTCGGTGTTGGTGAACACGCGGAAGGGGTGTGAACGGGGAATCGTACCATTAATCGATTGCCTGATGACGAAAAACGCAGTATCGTCATCGGTGGTGTCAAATTGCACATTGTAGTGGCGGGGTTTTTGGGCGGTGGATGAAATTCTGAAGGTGCGGACAAGACTCAAGTAAGACAGGAAGTCGTGTTCGTAGCCTTCTTGGTTATCGTTCTCATACCAGAACCTGATCTTGACACGACCGTTGACGACGATCTTCTTGAAGAACATACCGTTGAGCAGTTTCCCTTCCTTCTCGTAAAGAAGACGAGGGTTGAAATGGAAACACCCATAGGCGGTACGAGCGTCAGCCCTGTGCATGGAGTTGGCGATGTCAACGAGAGACATGTCATAGGTAGAATGAAGGAAAATCAAGACCTCGGCTTTTATGCAACAGTTTTGAGATCTGCGGTTGCATATGACCTGTGAATTTCTTTCGAGGTGCATGGCATAGACTTCATTCTTTTTCTTACATGTCTCCCGCCTCAGCCGTTCCTTGTAGGCGGAATGACGCTTGTCATCACTGTTAGACAGGAGGGGGGCGCAAGTGTGCACGTACATCTCTCCCCGGTTCAGATGGGTAGTAGGGTTACCACCGACGTCTTTGTAGACGACGTCGTAACCGTTCACCGGTCTGGATCCGGGACGGACACCCGCTTGGCGGATCATTTTCTTCTCTGAGAGAAGTCTGTGCGCACGCCAGAAAGGATGACCGCTGCAGTCAGTCGCTCTAGTAAAATCGAGATTGAACATGTCAAAAGATCTGCGAAGGCGGTCTTGGTCCTCCTTGGAAAGACGTTGATAGACGTAGACTTTTTGTTGAAGGTCTTTTGCGTGAAGAGAGTCGATAGATTCATCGATTGTAGCATTGACCAGCAACTCCTGAGTTTGCGGGGAGTTGAGCAGGTTTTTGATTATGCTGTTGTTCACGACCTTCGAGACGGCTTCACTGTCAAGTGAAACATTTTGACGCAATTGATCGACAAGACGAGTCTTGGATACGTTGTCCAACGTGAGGTTGGACGCAGCGTCAGAAAGATTCCCGGATAGGGAATTCATTGTTAATCCGATGTGGATTAGAGGGCCGGGTGAGGGTCCTGTAGAAGAAGAGGATCGGGTTAGGATCCTGAGAATTGATTCCGGGTTTAGCGGATCAGTTGGAACCGGGTGAGGGTTCTGAGAAGTTTCTCGGGGTTAGCGAGAACAGATAACACGGGGGTGAGCCGTGCGAGAAAAGTTGAGGGTAAGTCAACCAGAATTTATCCCAAGGGTTAGTTGGGCAGTTACCTTCGTGGTAAGCGAAGGGAGCAAAGTACGGGAATTACTCGCGTACCAGTTAACTGGGGGTTAGCCAGCGGATTTGGACTTACCGGGTCAGGGTAAGCGATTTCGTGATACCGGGTTAGGGTACCAGGGAATTTTTGTTTTTCGGGGTTATTCCGGGTCAGGGAATAACTGAGAAAAGTGGATTGTATTGGTTTTATTTTC